CTGGGTTTTTATTACACGGTTTGTCGATAGTAAAGGAGCGCCCATCTACTCCAGTTTTTGGGGGCTATTTGAAGGTGATGACGGTTTCATCCGTGTTGACCAGCGCTTATTAGATCATATTAGTGGCATAGAACGAAATTTTAATGATCTTGGTTTAACATGTAAATTAGAGTTCTCGAAGAATAAAACTTACGTCGTGGAAGTGGTAGGTTATCATGTTCTTGTTCATGATGGGTGTTTGGTCTTTGAGAATGGTGGCGCGTTCATGCCTATGTTTAATCGTAGTTTGATCAAGTCTGGTTGGACACTTTCAAAAGCCGCGCTCGCTGACGTGGGTAAATCGTATTATCTATCGAAGGCGAGTGAGATGCAGGGCAAATGCAAATTTTTGTATGATTATTTTAGTGAAGTTGCAGCTTCTTGGCAAAGTGGTCGTCAATTAGAAGGGCTGGACTATCAAATGTGTGAGGACACTGATTGGTTGAGCGAGGACACACAGCTTACTATGGTGTTGTTGTCTAGTGGCACTGAGCAGCATGAGGTTTTTGGTAATTATCTTTCCTTTGATATGTCCGTGACGAAGGATACCAAAGGTTCGGATATCATCACAATGTTTCCTCCAGGCTTTCAGCGTGCGGTCACTGCGTTAACTCAACCCAAAGATGAGATGCCTCCACTGGTTGATGATAGTGATAATGAGTCAGTGGTTTATTCTAGATCCCTGCTAGAAGAAATTGAACAAGCACAGGCATTGGATCACGCTGATCTCTCAAGTGAATGTTCGTATTACTTCAATTTGATGGATCGAGTTAAGTCCTCCGGCCCAGTACATATTAATGACAAAGACACTTCGTCAGAAACAACTTCGCAAACAAGCTAACGCAGCTAATGGGCAGCAGGTTGCTAAAAAGAAAACACGTAAACCTCGCCAAGTAATTGGGAAGATGGTTAAAGCCCCTAACTCCAATGGCTCAATTTTGGCTTTAGATGCACGCAAAACGGTGCACATACCTCCGCCCCTTCCTATGGGTCCTTATACCATTTTAAGGGGTAGGTCCGTGTACTCAC